ACTAAAAAACTTGAAAATTGTAAATTTCCTTGCCCAGTAAATCTTGTAGTGCTGACAGAGGCTATTGAGATTCTGTCAACTACTGAAATGGCTCAGAAGTCTATTGAGAGCGTGGCTATATGGCAGATGTAATTGGCCCTGGTGATGGCTCTGGCTCTGGCTTTGGTAGTGGCTATGGCTGTGGCTTTGGCTCTGGCGATGGCTGTGGCTATGGCTGTGGCTATGGCTGTGGCTTTGGCTCTGGCGATGGCTCTGGCGATGGCTCTGGCGATGGCTGTGGCTATGGCTGTGGCTATGGCTGTGGCTTTGGTGGTGGCTTTGGTGGTGGCTCTGGTGGTGGCTCTGGTGGTGGCTCTGGTGATGGCTCTGGTAGTGGCTTATTATGAAAAGCATTAATTTGGATAGAAAGGAAATTCATATTATTCTTGAAGAGTTTGAAAATAGCAGACGTTGCACAGGGGATGAAGGCACATCTGAACTGAAGGGCATTATTAAGAAATTCCACCGGGCATTAACACCAATCAAGATTGCTTCCCGGAAGGGAAAGGGCAGGGAATTGCAAAAATGGGTGTGTGAAAGGATATCCGAGCTGATAAGAATTCCTTACAATCAGCAAGATGATGCCTGCCTTATACATAGCCGTGAAATGGGTCAGGCTGGATGTGATATAATACTGCGTGGTGAGGCTTTGAAAAAATTCCCATTTGCTATAGAATGTAAAAGTTCAGAATCATTAAGCCTTACAGAGGCTATTCAACAAGCGCAGGCTAATCAAGGGAAAATTTGGACTTGGTTAGTTATCCATAAGCGAAAGGCTTTTAAAGAGCCAATAGTGATTATGGAATGGCAGACATTTGAAGATTTATTTAAGGGATAGAATTTTCCTATCCTGGCAGATAGAATTTTTATCTTGGAGATAGAAAGTGGCTCAGTTAACAGAAACCAGATACGGCTTTAAATGGGGGCCAATAACTATTGAGCGGCAATGTTCTGATGATAAAAAGGGTTGGGTAGATTTCGGTCTGATTTCTGCTAAGGCTAAAATAAATGTATATGTGACTAAGACAGGTAGGATAAGGCTTTTCGATGAACATAATGATAAGGAATATAAATTATGCTGAATTCCCTTGTGTATAAAGCATTACAGGCTAAAGGCTGTTTTATATGGCCAGACACCCAATGGTGGTTCAACCTATGCCCGGATGCTGATGAATTTGAAACTTATAGCAAGTGCAAAAATAACAATTTGTATATTGGATTCACTTTGAATTGCAGGTTCATTGCTGTCTTGGATATAAGTGAGCATAAACCGGATGTGTATGAAAAGCCCCTTTGCCGGTTCTTCAATATTGTAAATGGCCGGCAGGGCCTTGCTTTTATTGCAGGTTCAGAGAATGATGTGAAATGGCATTTTTTTATAAGCAATGCCTTATTAGGCGTGTTGAATAAGGATGTTTTTGAGAAGGCATTTATTGCTGGGATGAGAATTTGTATAAGGGCTATCAAAAAAGAGAGCGCCAGGTCTGAAGATGATCAAACATATTTGGAACTTTTGGACTCAGCATTGAATCATCAGGATTACGAGATTGAGAGTTCATTTAGGATATTGAGCAAACGGAAGATGGACTTGACTAATATCTATGGCAACTTCCTGCAATTCTACAGGCCTATTATAACTGACTATATAAGAAATAGGGATTCACAGATGAAAATGTTTTCAAAGCAGATGTATGGTGAAGGGGCAGATATATGTAACATGCAATAGAGGTAATTATATGGATTTTAGAGTTTATGATAATCACACAAATGAAATTGCTAATATAGAGCAAATTGCAAAAGAAGAATGGGCGGATGGGCTGATGAGGATGGATATTGAGGGATTTGCCATGATGGAAGATGGGAGTCTTATATTGCTGGATGAGTGCGGCAATTTTAGCTATAATTAGTCAGCTTAGAAGGGGTGAAAATGGATAAGAAAAACCTACCTATCAGAAAGCCTTTTGTAACTGATGAAACAGCAGGCAAAATTAAGGAAAAAGTCACAGCCAATAAAGTCTTGAAAACAATGCCCTTCCTGGGAACTCTTCAATTAAGGCCGAAACAAATAATGTTCATTTATTATTACTGTGCTAATGGGTTTAATGCTACAAAGGCATATCGCAGCGCTGGATATGAAGCCAATAATGCTGGTGCTGCTGCTGATGCTATGGCCAGCAGGGAAAGTGTTAGAGAGGGAATAAGACGATATTTGGAGGCCCTCCTGACTGGTGCTAAATTGGGCTTAGAAAATAAGATTTTCAATGTCCTTTGGAATAGGGCGTTTTATCTGCCATCTACATTTGTTAATCCTGATGGTTCGCCAATCTTTGAAAAATGGGAAGATATACCGGAAGATTTGCAGGTATGCATTGATAGTATTGAGACTAAAGCATTTGGCAAAGATGCTGCCCTTTTGATTACATCTGTGAAGCTTGCCAATAGGGAATGGGCTTTGGCAGAACTGAATAAATATATTGGCATGACAAAGTTGCAGGAACAGCCTGTTGTAATAAACCTGCCTGCTGAGGTTGAAAGCCATTTGAAAAATATATTTGATAATAACCGGAAAACCGGATAAAAGGATGGAAAAATATGATCCATGATAGTTTACCTCTGCCTTTGCAAAGCATTTTTTCTGGGTCAGGGAAGGCAATTGAAAATCCTTCAGAAAACCAGGACTTTGGTATGGCCTTAATATGGCTTAAGTCTGGGTATAAGGTATATCGGAAGGGGTGGAAAAGTAAGAGTGTTTATATGGCTTTGCAAAAAGGCTCTCCAAAAATATTTATGGGCTATCCAAATAGGAAAATTATTGATAAGGACAAATCTAAGGTTCCTTGGCAAATTTCTTATGATGAAGTCCTTGCTAATGACTGGTGTATCTATGAAGAAAATAAAAGGAATTTGGCTTTAAATAAAAGAGGGAAGGACTATTCAAAAGAGTATTCCAAAAAGCCTAATTATTTTCCTATACAGGAATGTTAGCTAAGCCTAATAGTATCAAGGCTTATAAGGTAAATGGCTAAAAGCCAATGCTGAAATTGAAGGATAGAAAATGGCTTTTCAGATGGATGATAGTGTGTTGGAGATGGTGAGGGATAACCCACATCTGCTTGGAAATTTGGCTGGAAAGGAAAGGCTTACAGAACAGCATAGTGATTGGATAAAATACGTGTGGGATACAGCCCAGCATAGGACGTTTGAAGGGCATAGAGGCTCTTACAAGACTACAGGCATAGTAGTGGTTGGAACAATTCGCTGGCTACTGTTTCACCCATCAGACAGAATTGCCATAATAAGGAAGACATTTACAGATGCCGCAGATTGTTTAAGGGTCATAAGGCAGATAATGGAAATGCCAGAGATAATGCTGATATTCCACTATGCTCATAATGGTTTATGGCCAAAGGCTATTACAAAGAAAGACAATAGCCTTATCTACAATTTTAAGCGGACGCAGACCCCAGAAGGTAATGTGGATGCTTATGGAATTCACACAGGGATAACAGGGAAGCATTATGACAAGATAATAGCTGATGATATTGTGACTATAGAGGACAGGATAAGCCGGGCAGAACGGGAAAAGGTGAAAATTAGAACTCAGGAAATAATGACCAATATTATTGACCCAGGGAAAAGCTTTGCATTGACTGGTACTCCTTGGCATAAGGATGATGCTTGGGGTATGAAGGATGATGGTGGAGTGCAGATACTTCCAGAGCCTATGAAGGTGGATGTTTATCATTCAGGAATATTGACTGAGGCAGAAATAGAGCAGAAGCGCAAGACGATAACAAGGTCAATGTTCTCTGCCAACTATGAGCTAAAGCATATTGCTGATGAAAGCCGCTTATTTAAAGAGCCACATTGGCAGATGTGGGACTTTACCTATACCAGTCTGGTTCACCTTGATGCGGCATTTGATGGGGACCATTTCAATGCCTTGACGTTTATGGCAAAGAAGCCTGATGGTAGGATACAGGCCATTGGTTTTTCCTATCCTGGTAATGTAAAGGATTGGTTTGGCAGGATATTTTCATATTATCGAAAGTACAGGGGTAGAAGGCTTTGGAATGAGGACAATCCAGATAAAGGGTTTGTTGCTGATGAGCTAAAAAAGATAAAAGTAACAGTTAAAAGCTATACGGAACACCAGAATAAGCATTATAAGATCACAACGTTTTTATACAAGTATTGGGATTTAATTGATTGGGATGAAGGCACTGACCCTGAATATATTAATCAGATATTGGATTATGAAGAGGGCGGCGAGCCTGATGATGGTGCTGATTCAGCGGCTTCATTGATTAGGGAGGCCATTGACAAAAAGGACAATAGTGGATTATATGAAATGTAAGGGCGGCGGAATATGCCTTTGAAAAGATTGACTGTTTTCTGTGGCAAGTCTATGATCAACTTTGTTTGCAAGAATGGTGATATATATGATTCTATGAGCATACTGACTAATGAGCAAGGCAAGATTTTAAATATAAGCCAGTATGTGAATACAGATCACACAGAAGGCTATAGGGGCGGCATATTGATGCCTGACCTTTACTATGCCCGGTCAGGGCTTCGGAAAGTGGATTGGACTAATCAGCCTTTGAAGGTATTGAGAATGTTTGACCATAATGTGGATATTGCTAAGATACACTCTGATGCTGATTTAACTGAGAAGATGAAAACCTTGCCCAGTAGAATTCCTAACCCCAATCATGATGGGAAAGAAGAAATGTCAGACGTTCAATGCCATCCTGGCAATGAGATATGGGATTGGAGTCATGGCTGCCTGACTTGGCTGAATTATGGAAGAAATTCCGGCGGCTGGGATAGGATTATGTACTTTATTCCTGAAGGTGAGATCATTGAGGTTGAGGTGATAGATGAAAGAGCTATTTTGGAATGACCCTATACCAGAAGGGGCAGAAGGCAATGATGATGGGCATTGGGGGTGGTAAGTGAAAGGCAAGATTAATATGAAAGCAGTAAATGAGTGGAATAGCATTAGAAGTTTTGTATATGACCACATTAGAAACAATCATAGGCAGAAAACCCTCTCTATAGGGCTTAAAAATGACCCTGGGGTCATAGGAAAGGTTAGACCAAGGGTAATTGGCAATGTGTAGGGGCTGTTATTCAAAGGTTTTGAGGTAATAAAAATACCCAAAAATGGAGGGTGTAAGGTGAAAAGATTTTTCCAAAAGATTAAGGCTTTAATGCTCCTGCTGGATGAAATAGATAACATATCCGGGGAGATTAACCAGGTGAAGAATGCCGGGGCGGCGGTGAATGAACTGCTGAATCAAGTTATTGAGCTGCGAAGGGTAGTGAAAAGGTTTGATGATTTAACAGAAAAGGTCAGACTGCTTGAGATTGGCCTTAAGGAAACAAATCCTGGATTGAATTTATAGTGGAGTAGAATATGATAGCTAAAAGGATAGATAGGGCTGAGGCAGAGATAGCAAGGATGAAAACGCCTTTGCAAGGTTTTTTGTTTATACTGACTCATCCCCGGACTTGGCTGATTTTTATAATCATTCTGATCATTGCCATATTCTTATTTGCCGTTAATTTTTCTTACCACAGGAATGGGGTTGACTTTGAGAAAAAGGCGATTGGTATTCCCTTCTTGAAGAAATGAAAATACTGCTGGGATATTGAAAGGGATGTCTGCCCAAGCAGATTAAATATGGAGGTCATATATGGCAGAATTCGAGAGGTACGGGCATCTGGATTGGGATCCAGTGGCTGAGACTGCTTTCATGCAGTATCCAGATGGTGAGAGAGTGCCAATATCATCTGGCAAAAAGGAATTGTTTGTGGATGGCACCAATGGTGATGATGACAACAGTGGCTATAGCGAGGGCTATGCATTCGCCAATGTTCAGGCTGCTGTTGATAAGGCAGATCCAAATACAAGGATTTGGATTAAGCCAAAGGAAATACCTGCTGGTGCAACTGACCCTGTAAGCTATGAAGAGCCTATTATAATCCCTGCTGGATTGTCAGGCATTACCTTAATAGGTTATCCAGGGGCAAGGGCTCAGGGTGGATTGCCTCAGATAAAGCTTGGGTCAGGGGCAATAGCTCAGATCATAGTAAGGGCGCCAGGGTTTACCATTAAAGGCATCGGCATTAACGGTGGCGGTGCTACTGGTGGTGGAATCCTGCTTGATGATGATGCAGTGACTAAGTCAGCCTTTGGTGCTGCTATTATCGGATGCCACTTTAAGAATTGCGCTGGGTCAAGTGCGACTGATGCAAGGACTGGTGGCGCAATCCAATGGGCGGCTACAGCAGAAGGTGCGGCTTGGCAAGTCCTTATCAGGGGAAACCGTTTCTACAAAAATGTTGGGGACATTGTATCCTTAGCAACAGCTGGACTTGTACCTCAGGATGTTGTCATTGAAGACAATCTCTTTTCCGGGCCAGCGGCTAATGTGGATTGCAACATATATGCTGTTGGAGGCGGCTCTGGAATGAATGGCATTGCAATAAACCGTAACATATTCCCTGCCCTTCCAAATATAGGTTCCGGCTCTGTGAAACGGTTCATTGATGCCACTGGTTGTGTTGGCGAATTGGTTGACAACTATTTTGGTGACACTACCACGGCAACAGGATATGGAGCGGCTAAGGCAAAAGCGAAAATCCCGACAACAATGTTCATGATGCACAATTATAATGAGTCCGGCCTCATTACCAGGGAAGCATAATAATTTAATGGCAGGGTAGAAGATTACCCTGCCTTTGTCTTTATTTTAAAGGTGGTATTATATGCCAAATATTCAGGAACTGAAAACCAGAATAGATCAGCTTGAGAGAGTGATTAAGGAAAGCCAAAGAATTGATGGCTGGACTAATATGCTTGTTGGTTTAGGGCAGGCCCAGGATAAACAGAGAGCAACACATTATTCAGAAAGGCCAATTTTATTAAAGCACGAGTTGTCAATGATGTACCTTGGGGATGGCTTGGGCCGCCGGATAGTTGATTGTGTAGCTGATGACATGACACGGGAATGGTTTAAAGTCACTGTTAAGGATGATGAAAAAGATAAGGTAATAAAAGATGTGTTGGATGCCTTACCAACCAGGGGCAAATTCAATGCCTGCCTTAAATGGCAAAGGTTATTTGGTGGGGCATTATTGATGATTGGTTTTTTGGATGGGAATGATTTGCAGGAGCCATTAGACATCCCTGCTTGTAAAGGAATAGGCTGGCTTTATGATGTAGATATGTGGGATATTGACCTTGTGGCATCAACTTGGGACAGAGACCCTACCAGCCCTATGTTTGGTAGCATAATTCAATACCTTGTTCAATTTCGTATGTCTGGGACTGGTGTAATAACAAGGAAATTAGTTCATGCCTCACGGTGCCTGGAATTCCATGGGGATATTGTGCCAAAATCAATATTGCTAACAGATCAGCGGACTCGCTTTTGGGGGGCATCATCAATTCAGACCATATGGGATCAGCTAAGAAATATGGGCGGTGTAAGCACTTCTGTCATGAATCTACTTTATGAATTTGTCATATCTGTATACAAATTTGATGACTTAGCTAACCTTGTTAGCACACCAGATGGCACAAAAACTGCAATTAACCGTATGGAAATTATCAATATGTCGAAGTCTATTATAAATGGTGTATTATTGGATAAGGATGAGGACTTTCAGCGTGTTACTGCAACAGTATCTGGGCTGGCAGAGCTTATAGACCGGTTTATGATGTTTCTTTCTGCCGTCTCTGAAATTCCTGTAACTCGCCTTTTTGGGAGATCACCTTCTGGGCTCGATGCAACAGGAGACTCTGACCTTACAAATTACTATGATATGATAGGTAGCAGGCAGACTGTTATATTGCACCCTCAGCTGGTTAAGTTTATAACCTTGATTATTACTGTGTACAAGCTTGGTGATCCAAATCAGCTAAGGCCGAATATAACATTTAATAGCTTGAGAAAGCTGACTGATAAAGAGTCAGCAGACCTTGAGCAGACCAAGGCAACTACATATAAAACTAATGTAGATGCCGATGTGGCCTATATTAATGCAGGGGTGCTGACTGCTGAGGATGTTATAAAGGCCAGAAATTTAGATGTGAATTATAGCCCTACAGAGACCACATTGCCAGGCGGAGAGGCTGATAAGCTGGATGATTGGACAACTGGTATAGATACAAGGAATACACATATCCATGAGGATAAGCCAAAGGACAATTTCCTATGGGCAGGGGTGAGGAAGATATTTGGAAGGTAAGCTATGCAGAAATGGAAAAGAAGGGTGGAAGATATTTTGGTGAGTATTGTGATGAATGCCTTGATGATTTTTGTGATAGCAGTTAAGGAATTGCAAAGACTTGTTGAAGGAATAAATAATGTTTTTAAAAAAACAGTATGATCATGCAATTCGGGATTGGCAAGGGAATTATTATTCCTTTGGCAAGAAAACTCATGGTAACTTTTGGCAGCCGGATATCAATAAAGCATATAAATACACAAAGAATGAGGCTAAAAATATGTCTGTAAACCTGGGGTGTAAGGCTGTAAAAATATGAAACAGCAATGCCCGAAATGCAGTCATGTTTATGATATTGATGTTCTCTTAGCAGTTATGGTTGGAATGATAAAATATCTGGGCTTAGGGATGTGAAATGCCATCTACAGACTTCTACAAAACCCACTTTAAATATGCACTAACCAATAAGTATAGGCAGATGAAACCGGGCGTACGGGCGCGGGCAATAAGGAATTTCAGGCCAATCCAGCAACCCTATCCTTATGCATATGAAAGGCAGATGAGGCAGTGGGTTGGAGAAATAGCTATAAAGCCATTGATGGCTATACTAAAGCAACTGCTCACAAAAGAAAACTATGAACGATGGATAGCAGATTATAACAGGCATGACAAGGTAATAATGGAAGGCGGGCATATAAATTTCAAAAAGACTATGTTCTTTGAAGAGATGATAAGATGCCCATCAGGAAAGCGTAAGGAATTGCAAAGACTTGTTGAAGGGAGAAATGAAAAGAAACTGATTGCTTTCTGTGAAAAACATTTTGGAAAGTCAATATTCAGGAAGGAAAAATCATCCAAAACAGCGGCTTCAGGGCCAGGAAGCTGGATTACAATGATGGGAAGGCATGTATTTGTTAGTGCTGATGGTATCTATGCTCATGCAGATACATATGCAGAGGAAAGTGCAGTTATTATGGCCTCTCTTAAGAGGGCTTCTCAAGAGATATATGAGGGGGCATCCTTAAGGGACATTGAGGAGAGGCTATTCAGCACTTCCAATGGTGTTTATAAATTCACAAAGAATAATTGGGGCAAGGCTACAGAAAAGGTATTGGGTCAGGGCTATTGGACTGATGAGAAGTGGTGGGCTAAAACCAGGATGGCTTGGGCCAATGAAAACCTTACATTGATAAGGGGGGCAACTGAGGAGTTCCTTAAGAAAGCCAATGACACAATTTACAGGTCAGTAAGGAATAGCTGGACTTGGGGTGATATCACAAGCCAGTTAATAGGCATAGGAATTGGCATGTCAGAAAGCCGGGCAGCTTTAATAGCCAGGGATCAGGTTGGGAAGCTCAATGGTCAATTATCTAAATATAGGCAGACAGAGCTTGGGTTGAATTACTATATTTGGGCTACAGCTAAGGATGAAAGGGTGCGTGGCAATCCGGCTGGAAAATACCCGGAAGCAGAACATCCTCATTTCTTTATGGAAGGGCTTTTATGTGACTGGCGTGACAGTTCTATCTGCTCTTATGATAATGGCAAGACTTGGGTTGCCCGGCCATCTGGAATGGAGGGATTAATTCCCGGTGAAGATATACAGTGTTTTTTAGGGCAAACCCCAGTCCGAAGTCTTATCCCGACAGAAAAACTCTATAGGCGATTCTATACTGGTAAATTGACCCAATTCATTATGGAAGATGGTGAATCTTTTACTTGTACAGGTAATCACCCTATATTGCGGGCAGATGGAGTTATGATTCCTGCTCAGTTCTTGAATATAGGGGATGAGATTTCTAATATTCCCTGTGAAATTTTCCTTCCTACTAAACAGGATATAAATTATGGAATACCCAGCTTTCAAGAGGCTTTTGATTTTCTGTCTGTCATTTTTACTGTTCAAGGGATTACTGGGTCTGAAAAGGATTTCCACAGCGATGGAATTATCAATGAGCAAGTCGATATTATATTTCTGGAAAGCCCATTGGGAGATTATGCTTTTACAAAAAGACAAAAGGGAATTATTCAGCAATTCTTCACCAAAGCCAATATGAGACTTTCTTTTCTCGTGAATGATAGCCAGTTTGTTAAGGTGATGAGTGCTCTTGGATTTGCCCCGGATGGATTCATTTGCCTTTTGAGCAAGCTTTTTTCTATCATCAAGTGCCATCCTGCTGAATCGGATGAAATTGTTTTGAGAGCCATTTCGGAGTTGGATATTATTTTCAGTGAGTACTTTTCGGATAGTGCCTTCTGCAACATTATATTTCAAGGCCAAAGCAGACAAGCTTTCGCCAGAAGTATATTGCTGAATAATGATTTCCGCAGTTTCCGTCAATTGTTTTTTATTGGGCGGTACTCTGGAATGATGAATAACAAGCAAACCCAGCTTTTTAAGCCGTTCTCTAAATTGGTCACGATTAAATCTGAATTCCCTGGAAAGCTCTCCAATATTTCTGCCAGATTTCATCAGCCCATAAAAATAAAGGATATCCGTATCTGTGAATCTCAAGTTCATGTTTATAACCTCCAAAATAAATTAGGATGGTATATTATAACCGATAAAGGAATAATAGTAAAGAATTGCAGATGCCAAGCCTTAGCATGGTTTGGTGACATACTGGCTGAGGCTTATGCTGAGTTTGGCACTGATTCTCTTGACTCTGAACTCTATTCTGGGGATAAAAAAACTATCCAGGCAGATAGCATAGATGATACAAAACTATCCAATGAGATACTATCGGAAGCCGTTAAAACACTGTATAAGATAGCAGAGGTGAATAGGCAATATGATATCCCTTATTTGGCAGGATATAGCAAGGATGGAAAAACTATCTATATAGATAGGCATTTACCAGAATTTCTTATCTACCAGCATAAAAAATACCCAATTCTCCAGTACCTGGTCTTGCATGAGACAGAGGAAAAGGCTTTAGAAGATTCTACTGGGCTTTCATATCAGCTTTGCCATCAGCTTGCCTTAAGGGGTGAAAAGGCAGCAGTAGAATCGGAGACTTTCGGCGGCCGTATTCCTTGGGATGCATATAATGCCTTCTGCGATAAATGGGTGAAGCTGGCAGGGGATGAGAAGTTGACTAAAGTCCCTTCTGACTTAGACATCAAACCGTATGAAAGCGAAAAGGATATTGAAGCCATAAAGAAAATACAGGAAATACAAAGAGGAGCATAATAATGCCAAAAAAAGTAACGCCTGAGCTGATGAATTACTTGGAAGGCCGGATTGAAGAAGTTGGATATGGCGAAGTGTCTGTTGAGCTTAATGAATCTGCCGGCCATATTGATGTTGTGACTAAGCATAGGAAAAGATTTCCAATCAGGTCTACTGTAACAATGGTTAAAGGGGTTAACAGGGAAGGTTGAGATGGAAGATGATGTCAGGCAGGCAATAGATAATGTACGTGATGAAGGAATACGCAATTGTGATGCCGTCCGGGATACTTTGGTCACTGAGGTCTGCTGGCTTAAAGAATCTTTAGCCAGGATAGAAGCATCAATTTTAAAGCAGGAAGGGTATTGGAATGTTAGAATTGATAAGATGAATGGAAGAATTGATAAGGGTTCAGTTGGGAATTGGTTAAAGGAATTGGGGAAAAGGATTGTTTTTGTTTCAGGTGTGATTACAGGGTGTGGCATAATTGGGTATGCAACATATAGGCTGATTCTGTTTTTATTGAAGGTGAATATTATTAAGCCATGACAAAAAAAT